CTTGCAGGAGAAAGTGCAAGTCCTAGAGCATATGAAGTTGCTGGTCAGTTAATTAAGAGTGTTGCTGATACAACAGATAAATTGGCAGATTTGCAGAAGAAGGTAAAAGATTTAGAAGAAGATAAACCAAAAACCCAGAATAATGTTACTAACAATGCATTATTTGTAGGATCTACGTCAGATCTCTCAAAAATGCTGAAACAAGGTTTTCTAAATAATAATACGCAAGATACCACAGAAAACTGATCATGGGTTGGTCTGACAAATATAAAAAGTCAATTGACTGCAACAACCCTAAAGGTTTTTCTCAGCGTGCTCATTGTCAAGGACGTAAAAAGAAGATGAACGAAGAGAAGGGAAATGGCAGGTGCAAACCTGGACATTACTACTGCTATACCAATAAAGAATGCAGACCTATTCCTGCAGGATTTATGGTGGACCCTCAAGGTATGCTCCGTAAAGAAAACGGACACACTGTTGATGAAGGAACTCTTCATAAGTGGTTCAAAGGTTCTAAATCTAAAGATGGTAAAGGTGGTTGGGTTAACGTTGTAACTGGTGGTACTTGTGCTAGTGATGAACCCGGTGAGGGAACACCCAAATGTGTTTCTTCTGCAAAGAGGGCAAGTATGAGTAAGTCGGAAAGACTATCTGCTGCTCGTCGTAAAAAGAGAGCAGATCCTGGTCAACAACAAAAAACTGGTGCTGCAAAACCAACTTATGTCGCTACTGACAAAAAGAAAAAGGTGAGTGAAGCGGTAATGCGAGATAAGCAGGGTCTTGATAAGTTTGATCGTTCCAAACGTATGATTCGTCATATGCAAGACAAATATGGTTCTGCCAAGTCTGGGTTTGGTCCCGATTCTAAGTTTAGAACTGGAAAGGACCATAGTGTTGCTAATGAGAAAAAAATGAAAGAGAAGGTAAACGAGTCCTCTGAAACAATGCAGGCAAAAGTTGCCAAGTTGAGAGAAAGACAGCGTGCCAAACTTGATGCCGCTAAAAGAGCAGGTGAATCATCCAGAGCACAAATTGCAAAGCAACAACAAAAAGCAGCAGAAAAAGAAACCATGAAACAAGAAATTAAAAGAGAACTTACCACAGAAGGAAAGGATAGAAAAGGCAAGGGTAGTGGTACTAAAGATGCCTGCTATCATAAGGTAAAGTCTCGCTATTCTGTCTGGCCTTCTGCATATGCATCTGGAGCACTTGTTAAGTGTCGTAAAGTTGGTGCTGCTAACTGGGGTAATAGCACAAAGAAAGAGAGTTATGATTTCTCAAACTGGAGAGATGAATTCAAAGCACTTGAAATTGAAACTGTCGATTTAATTAAACCAGAACCTCTTCTCAGTGAAAAGAAAGGTTGTATGCACAATCACAAAGGTGAAGAATGTCCGGTACATGGTAAAAAAGAATGCCCATCGACTGAGATTGAAGAAGGTAAATATTCCTCTGGTTCAGTCACTTATGTAAAAGGCACTGCACCAGTTAGAGATCCTCAGACTGGAGAATCTTACCCTAAAGAGACTTATAAGAAAAAATCAAAAAAAGAAGAGATTAAGGAAGCGAAAAAGTGTTGGAAGGGTTACAAGAAAGTAGGAACTCAAAAACTCTTTGGAAAAACTTACAATCGTTGTGTAAAAGCGCACTTCTCTGATTGGAGGGCAGATCTTGAACTTCAGGAGGGTGCAGCATGGACAAAAAAGTCGGGGAAAAATGAAAAAGGTGGACTCAACGAAAAAGGAAGAAAAAGCTATGAACGTGAGAATCCAGGAAGCGATCTTAAGAGACCTTCAAAGGAAGTTGGGAACAAGCGTAGAGCGTCTTTTTGCGCGAGAATGAAAGGTATGAAGAAAAAACTTACCTCAAAGAAAACAGCAAACGATCCTGACAGCAGAATCAATAAATCATTGCGTGCTTGGAACTGCTGAGGATTAGTGTATGAGTGAAGTATATCTTGGTAATCCTAATCTAAAAAAAGCAAATACACAAATTGAATTTACCCAAGAGAACATCTTAGAGTTCTTGAAGTGTAAAGACGATCCTGTGTATTTTGCGAGAAAATATATCAAAATTGTTTCTTTGGACTCCGGTCTTGTACCATTTAATATGTACAAGTTTCAGGAGAAGTTAATTAGAAACTTCCATGAAAACAGATTTAACATCTGTAAGATGCCTCGTCAGACAGGTAAATCTACTACATGTGTTTCTTATCTGTTACATTATGCAGTGTTCAATGATAATGTCAATATAGCTATACTAGCGAACAAAGCGTCTACGGCGCAGGATCTTCTGGGTAGGTTACAACTTGCCTACGAAAACTTGCCATCCTGGATGCAACAGGGTATCATATCATGGAACAAGCGATCGTTAGAACTTGAAAATGGGTCCAAAATTTCAGCTAACTCTACTTCGTCATCTGCTGTCAGAGGCGGATCCTATAATGTCATCTTTCTTGACGAGTTCGCCTTCATCCCGAATCACATTGCTGATGACTTCTTTGCCTCTGTTTATCCTACTATTTCTTCTGGACAAAGCACAAAGGTAATCATCGTATCTACGCCACGCGGTATGAATCATTTCTACCGAATGTGGCATGATTCGGAGAAAGGAAAAAATGAATATATTCCCACCGATGTTCATTGGTCTGAAGTTCCTGGTAGAGATGAAGCATGGAAAGAACAGACTATTGCCAATACATCAGAACAACAGTTCAAAGTTGAATTTGAATGTGAATTTTTAGGATCGGTAAACACTCTTATCAATCCTGCTAAATTAAGAACTTTAGTATACGAAGATCCACTCAAACGAAACGCTGGATTAGATGTTTACGAAGAACCCAAAGAAAATCATAACTACCTCGTTACTGTTGATGTTGCTCGTGGTTTGGGCAACGATTATTCTGCATTTATCGTGTTTGATATTACAGAATTTCCTTATAAGGTAGTTGCAAAGTATAGAAACAACGAAATAAAACCGATGATGTTCCCAAGCATCATCAATGATGTTGGAAAGGGATATAATAATGCTTGGATTTTAGTAGAAGTAAACGATATTGGAGATCAAGTAGCAAATATCCTCCACTATGACTTAGAGTACGACAATATTTTGATGGCATCCCAAAGAGGACGTGCTGGTCAAGTTGTTGGATCTGGTTTTAGTGGAAAGAAATCTCAACTTGGTGTTAGAACAACTGCTGCTGTTAAAAAACTAGGTTGCTCCAATCTTAAAACTCTTCTTGAAGATGATAAGTTATTGGTTCATGACTATGAAGTCATTTCAGAGCTAACAACTTTTGCACAAAAACATAATTCATTTGAAGCAGAAGATGGATGTAATGATGACCTGGCAATGTGCCTTGTATTATTCTCATGGTTAGTTGCACAAGACTACTTCAAGGAAATGACGGACAATGATGTTCGTAAAAGAATCTATGAAGAGCAGAAAAATCAGATTGAACAAGATATGGCACCATTCGGATTTATTTCTGACGGTTTCGATCAACCTTCATTCGTAGATAGTGATGGCGACAGATGGCATGTTGATGAATATGGCGATCGTTCGTACATGTGGGATTATATGTAATGGATATTAAAGGTAAAGTTATAGATCTAATACGAATTGTTATTTGCTTTCAGTTAGTAATTGTTGGAGCAACTATTATAGGTTGTTTTTTACCTGGTAAGAAATGTGACTCTGAGGTAAAGCAACATATTGCCAATATGATGACTGTCATAACTACTTCAACATTTGCATTGTATGCAGCAGAAAAATAATGGACTTTGATGATCAACTAGAACTTGAGCATCTTCTTTTTTATGAAAGGAAGTGTAGAGTCTGTGGTCAGAAGAAAGATTTGATGGATGGATTTTACTTGACCAGAAAGGGCAGGGGGACTTTACCTTCTGCCTATTCTTATGAGTGTAAAGAATGCACTAAGAAAAGAGTCATAGAAAATAGAAAGAAAAAAGACGAGAAGGTTTCATGGGAATACCCAGACTGGTAGTTCACGCACTGTTTCCCCACTGAAAATACCCTTTTCAATAAATAATTTCAGATAATTCTGGACAAAGGAGAACGAAACAGATGCCTCTAAATTTAGCATCTCCCGGAATTCTGGTAAGAGAAGTTGACTTAACCATTGGTAGAGTTGATACGGCAACAGATAAGAATGCTGCTATCGTCGCTCCTTTTGCCAAAGGACCCGTAGGCGACCCAACTCTTATTGAGGATGAGCAGGGACTTCTCGATAATTTCGGGCAACCATATTCCGCAGACAACCATTACGAAAATTGGTTAGTTGCTTCATCATATCTCGCATATGGTGGTGTTCTTAGTGTTGTAAGAGCAGACGGCACCAATCTTCAAAACGGTGTTGCTGGAACAATCAGCACAATCAAGATTAAGAGTCTTGACGATTATAACAACAAGGGATACGACGAAAGCACCATTACTGGTGTAACCGCCGTTGCAAGAAATCCCGGATCTTGGTCAAACGGTATCAAAGTTGCAATCGTTGATGGCAAGGCAGACCAAAACCTGGTTGTTGGTGTTTCCACACTGACAGTCGGCATGGGTGTTACCCAAGCAGTTCCTTCAAATACAGTTCTTCCTGGAGCAGGAACAACTACTGTTCTTGACGGATACTTCAAAGGAATCATTACCGAAGTTAACACTTCAACAATTGGTGTTAAGTTCGTATCACACGTATCCAATGCAGGTATTGAGACCGCTAAGGACTATCAACCTGGTGGTGTTTATCAGTTTAACACTGCTGGAGTTCTTTCTTATGAAGTTGGTGCTAATGCTGGCGGTGGTAGCACAACTACCGTTACTTCAACTGCTGACTGGTTCGATGCACAGCAAATCAATCTGAGCAACTCCACGATTCAGTGGAACAACATCGCAGATCGTCCTGGAACCTCATCCTACGCTGCTGCTAGAAGTTCTAGATTTGATGAAGTTCATGTTGTTGTAATCGACGACAAGGGAACTATCACTGGAAATGCAGGTACGATTCTTGAAAAGCACCTGAATCTTTCTAAAGCAAAAGATGCTGAGTTCTCTGCTGGAGCACCTTCCTACTGGAGAAAGTTCCTTGCAAACAACTCTACTAACATCTTTGGTGGTGGAGCACCTGCTGGTATTACCACAACTTCATTCAACTCTGGTGGATTCACCAGGTTTGCTGATGGTGGATGGGATCAGGATGCACAAGGAATCAGCTTCTCTGGAACTGGTGCAAACACTCTCACCTTAGCAAATGGTGAAAACTATGACGGTGGAACAGACATCACTGCTTCTGGCGCACTGACCGCTGGTCTTGGAGAACTGGTTGCAGGATACGATCTCTTCGAAAATACTGATGAATTCGATATCGACTTCCTGTTGATGGGATCCGGTAACTACTCTCAGTCGGAGACACAGGCACTTGCCAACAAGTTGATTTCTGTCGCTGGAATCAGAAAAGACGCTGTTGCATTCATCTCACCTAACAGAGGTGCATTCTTAGGTGGATCTGGAGATACAACCGTTCTTAAGTCTGCTGCTGACATGACGGATAACGTCATTGCATTCCAGGCACCTCTGACATCTTCTTCATATGCTGTAGTCGATAGCGGTTACAAGTATATGTTTGATAGATTCGCAGATACTTTCCGCTATGTTCCCCTTAACGGAGACATTGCTGGAACTTGTGCAAGAAATGACATCAACAACTTCCCCTGGTTCTCACCTGCTGGAACTGCAAGAGGTGCAATCCTCAATGCTGTCAAACTTGCATACAACCCCTCTCAAACACAGAGAGACAGACTCTATTCAAACAGAGTTAACCCCGTAATCTTCTCTCCCGGAGCAGGAATCATCCTCTTTGGTGATAAGACTGCATTTGGTAAGGCATCTGCATTCGATCGTATCAACGTTCGTAGATTGTTCATCTTCCTTGAAGATGCTATCTCTGCTGCTGCAAGAGATCAACTCTTTGAATTCAACGATGAAATCACGAGAACTAACTTCGTGAACATTGTTGAACCTTTCCTCCGCGATGTTCAATCGAAGAGAGGTATCACTGACTTCAGAGTTGTTTGTGACGAAACAAATAACACTGCTGCCATTATAGATAATAATGAGTTCATTGCAGACATCTTTATTAAACCTGCAAGATCAATCAACTTCATTGGTCTTACCTTCGTTGCCACCAGAACTGGTGTTTCGTTCGATGAAGTCATCGGCACTGTTTAATCTCGTCTCATAAAGGAATAAAAAACAATGGCAACCCAATTTAATAGACCGCCACTAAGAACAATCACCAGCTTTAAGAGCAAGATGGCAGGTGGCGGTGCTCGCCCCAATCTGTTTGAGGTAGAACTCGTCTTCCCTGATCCTTTGACAATCGACAACGATGTCAAGGAGAAGTCAAGATTCCTGTGTAAAGCAGCACAGCTTCCTGCTTCAAACATCACCCCAATCGAAGTAAACTTCAGAGGTAGAATTCTGAAGATCGCTGGTGATAGAACCTTCGATACCTGGACAATCACCGTTATCAACGATGTTGACTTCTCCATTCGCTCTGCGTTTGAGAAGTGGATGAACTTCATCAACAACATGGAAGATGCAACCGGAGCACAAGATCCTGCTGCATATCAACCTGATGCTTATGTCCACCAACTTGATCGTGATGGATCTACTCTGAGAACTTATAAGTTCCACGACGTATTCCCCACTCAAATTAGTGCAATTGATCTCTCTTATGAGACAACCGACTCTGTTGAAGAGTTCACTGTTGAATTCCAAGTTCAGTGGTGGGAAGCTCTCAAGGGAATAG